CGGCGGGCAACACATAAGGGGGCATAATACCCCCTAACTGCTGATTCACGCACGAATGATTAACGACCTTGGAATCGATCACCTGCCAAATCCTGCAATGCTGAGAGTAACCCTTGAGCATAACAATCCAGACCCTTAGCATCTTTCACATGAGAATCTAGGAACTTGCATGAATTTACTGCCAGACGGACGGCATAATCAGAATGACGATCTGAGATGCAACGGAACTCAGATAAACATGCTTGCTCATTAGCACCGTTACGAATGTATGCCATAGCAATTGCCGCATACTCCAATTGCGTCCAACGGGTATCAGCACCGTTGCGATTGATTGTTTGCTTCACGAAAATTGAGTTATCACGACGATTGAAGATTTTATAAAGATGTGAAGTCGTCTTGTAAGATTGCCCCTTTTTAATTTCATACGTGCGACGGGTGTTAGGATCGATCAGACGACGATTTTGAGTTGCGGTGACGGTTGCCATGAGATTTGATAGAAGGAAAGTAAAGAGAAATCAGGAGAGGTCAGGAGAGGGCAAATCGATTCACCCACTGCCCTACCGACTGACGGGGGTCTAGAAGTCGGAGCATATCACGACGACGCACGGCATGGGTGCTGTAGTGACCTGACCGCCACTCCACCGTGATGGTGCGACGACGGGGACGGAGACGGAGTTCAGAGACGGCAGAGCTGGGGACATGCTGCCAGATGATGACGGTGTTGAGAGGGTTTCGCATGAGGTGCGTTGCTTTGACCCTTCTAAGATACCCGGATGCCCCTACCAGGTCTGTATCAACCGATACCGTTTTGGATATTAGTCTGGAATCGGTTATTGTTGAAGTTAGCAGCACTGAAGAGACGACGATTTACCAACTTATATGTACCGAACTCATTGGAGTAAACATAACCCTCAGAGTCAATTCGATCCTGACCGATGTATGCTTCCGGTCCATCATTACGACAGAGAAAGAGTGCATCATCCTTGATAGATTGCACCAGTTTCCAGAATGCAATCAGAGTGTAATCGCAATCGAAAGCATTATCATCAATCGGTGTATTTTCACGGATGCACTTATTCAGTTGCTGCTTAATCTTCTTTGCTTGCTTATCATCCACAAAGTGAACATTTTGTGCCATTACCTTAGCAAACATAATGGGTTCGGAGATGTCATCAAACGAACCGGCACAGGTGATATAATTGCCAGAGAAGATACGGGCACGGGGTTTCACAAACTTACAGTAAACTGTGTCGGTGATAGTGAACTTCATCGGGTGTGCGATTGCATCTCTTAAGTCACTCTCTGCAGTGTAGAAAGTATGTGGAGCAACGATGATTTCTTCAGTTACGATGTCATCGAACTTGTAGGTAATCGTGTTGGGAGTGTATTCATCAGACCCACCGAATCCGATAAAGTCACCCTGAAAAATGCCTTCGGTACGTGGTAGATAATCGAAGCATTTGTGGAGAATATCAGCAACGTTGCCAACGTGGTTAGCATCAATGTCCTGATGCGATTCGTTGATCTTAATCTTTACTTTGTTAAAGACAGATTTGGTGCCCACGAAGAAATTTCCAGTCGCAGGATTGATACCCCATACGATTGCCGGAGCACCATCGATTTTGACGGAAAGATAACCCTCAGAGAGGAAAGAATCTAAGACAGAAAGATCACCTGTGAGGATGGTATCTTCGGGGTGGGAGATGTGAAGGTTTTTCATAATGTTGTGTTGATAAAGTGAAAACAATTGAGGGGGAATTTAACCCCCAAAGTTGTCATCATGCCAGACGCATTCCGTTAGTGAAAGGAATAGTACGCATTGCCTTTTCAGTCAGGTCGAACATTTGAATGAACCACTCACATTGCTTCTGGAAAATGTACTCTTGCTTGGTTCCGCAAGTGTAACCAAACTCAGAAAGAAGTGCATTCAGACGGGATTTTGTGGTCATTGATTGACGACCACCATCATAAAGTTTGAGGGATACGTCATCAACCTCAGCAATCAGATTGCTGTGCAAATAGACCTTAGAAACCCCATCTTCAGTGATAACGGAAGTGTTATCTTTGCACCAGTTAGTGTTACCTTTGATTGCGGCAATCATCTGGGTTTCGATCTTACGCATGAGAGAGAAGAGAAAGGACTTGGGAGGGTGTGGAGGGTGCTGTCCCCTCCACTTCTCTAAGATACACGGAAACGGGGTCCCGTGCCGGTTTAGTGGACACTTTGACCGACTGTCCACCCGCGGCCGCGATTCTCAATAGTAAAAATACTTGAGAATCGGAACGGTTAGTGATAGAAACTCACTGACCGTCTGTGTAACTTCCTAGAAGATGATCACCCTGACGAACTTCGGCATAACCAAATTCTTCAGAGAGATCTAGACACAAACCCCATGCATCGTCGATATCAACAAAGGAAGAATTTTCGTATGGTGCAGATGGGCAGTGAACAGAATAACGCATGATGTTGTTAATGAAGGAACGAAGAGATTAGTGTTAACGAAGGGGTTGCAATTTCACAACCTCAGGCACACTATGATCCTCTCTCACAGTGTGAATGTGAAAATTAGGATTGTTACGTTGGCATGTAGCAATTGCATCCTCTTTAGTGGCAGCAATGTATGCCAACTCATCACGCATAATGTGACCATTAGGACGTTCAAAACGACCGGAAATGATGAACTTAATTTCTTGCATTGTTATCAGTTACCGTTGAGAAAATCGTGGAGTGCTGCCTGATACTCTTCATAAGAAGAATAACGATCACGCATGTTAACGGGAACCTCTTTTTTAGCAGGTCGGTAACACTCTGCCACGGTGTAACCTTTGGATTCGATGTAATCAGTGTAAACGTTGCTCATCAGATAATTGTCAGTTTGGAGTGCGATTGTGCAAGGGTCAGTGTACATCAGTCGATGTAAATGTTTCGGAGGTCATTACGATTGTCGCAGGATTCCCACACAGAGTAGAAAGAATCCCATGCACCTTCGTTATCAACAAAGGAATCAATTTCCAGCATCTCACATACCCAATCATAGGCACTATCGATGTCGGCATTTGTGTCATTCACGAAGGCACACATCTGACCCATAATGTCATCCCAAGTTGCTTGCATTTCGGGGGAAAGTGAGAAGATTGGAGTGGACATTTGCTTGTGTTCCTTTGACCCTTCTACAATACATGATTTTGGGGGTCGTGCCCATTTTGTGTGTAGGTTGCTCAACCGTCCACCCGCGGCTGCGATTCTCAATAGTAAAAATACTTGAGAATCGAAACGGTTTATATCATTCTTCCAACAAATGTGGGTAGTATTCTTCTACCTCTGCGATCAATTCTTTCTCCGAATACTTATCATAACTCTCATCCATCACATCATATAACATTGCCATCATAGTTTTGATGTCCATGTCATCCAGGATTTGCTGGATCATGTTGTCTTGAAGTTCGGAACGATTCATGATAGTTTCAGTTAAGAACGTGACGGTAATCAATGGAATTAATGCACCATCCTGATGCACATGTGATCTCTTCAATTAGATCATCTTCATCATCTGCCTCCCACATGGTGCCGATATAAGATTTGGGCAGCATTTCTTCAGTTTCGAGTTGATCTTTACTGGTCCAATCATCATCATCGAGTGAACAATCAAACGAAATGTTAGTGATTTGGAATTGCATTGTTCTCAATAGTCGATGTTAGCCTTAAGATAATCTTCTACGTCAAACTTATCATCTTTCTCCCATTCTTCTTTATACTCGATGACATCGTAAATCTCACCGGGTGCATCAACAATCTCAGACCAAGTTTCATCAAACATAATCAAATAGCAAAGGGACAGTTAGTGATTACCAAGTGAGAACAATACCCTGACCAGGGTCAGCAATTCTCACATTTTCTTTCTGTTTAACAAACATTTTCTTCCAAGTTGATTGCCCATCAATCTCACCGGTGATAAAATCTACGGTGCGGGATGATACTTTCACCCCTGCCAATCCGTTGAGAACGAGTGAGCAACCCACGCAAACTTCAGAGAAAGGAACAATCATTGGGGGAATCCCTTGACGACTTCTATACAATACACGATCTGGGGTGCCGTGCTCATTTACTGTGCCACTAAAACTATTGTCACAACTCCATCATCATCTCCACAACTTCCTCACGATTAATGTTATCATCATCCCAACGTACGTCATCCAACGTTTCAAACTTATCAATATTATGCATACAACGAATGAACTTATCGTAGGGTGTTTCGTTATCACTCACAAACTCTACACATGCTTTGGCAGTGTTATAAAGAAACTGATTATTTCCCATCCACAAAGTAACATTCCAAGTTTCGTAATTTGCCCAACCGTTGTAACCTTGCATGAGACGAATTCCTGACGACTTAACTACAATACACGATCTGGGGCACCGTGCTCATTTACTGTGACACTAAAACTATTGGCACATATTGTTGTTAATCAGAGGCAACCATTCTCATCAAGTTTGCCCCATTGTGCGGTGTTACCATAAACACCGAAATAGTAACGATTGATGCTCACACCGAAACGCTCATCTCCAACGGCATCATCACAATCGGCACGAAGATTTAAACCAAGATAAACCCAATCTGAAATTTGATACGGTGTGGAGAATTTAACCTTGCACAGTTGCTGATACATTGCAGCAACAATCACGGCACAAAGTGCTCCAATCACCAGAAAATTGTTGACGAGTTCTTGATAGTCATACTCCATCACATCATCGACGAAGTTGAGAGTTTGTGCAAACATTTTCACGAAAAATGTAAAGAACTTGTGATCAGAAAAATGTTACTTTCCCGACCACGAAACCAACATAAACCATCACGAATGCCATTACAAGGGGTTTTGTGACACTTCCCCGACTGGCACACCCATAAGGTCTCTCTATGGGTCTTATAAGGGTCTCTAATGCCCTCGTGTGCCAGTCGGGGAAGTGGAGACTAAAAGATATCTTTACACTCCTCGATGGTAATATGGACATTCTCGTCTCCTTCCAGACCTAAAGTATCACTCCAGTCGATACCTTTCAGGTCCAGGTCATCATAACACTCGATATCAAGTGTTACACTTACCATGCGTTTGCGTGCCTGTGTATACATGAGAATCTCGTGCGTTGTGTGTGTATTATAGCATATATGATACTATGTGTGCATGTGTATCTCGCAACGCACACATATCTCGTACATGATTATGCATAATGTCTGTACGCCATCTCGTTGTAATCACATGAATCTCGTGCATACTCGTCATCAATCTCGTATGCTTCTTGTATGTTATATTGTGTATTATCTCGCATCATGTATTCACACATCTCGTCGAGATCGTATGTATATAACTCGTTGTTGTTCTCGTATGAAAACTCGTAGTCGTTGTAGTACATAAGTCTCGTAGGTGAATCTCGTACTCTGTTATTATAACCGATCACCCACCGTCCGTCAAGCGGGTCTCATAAGCATTATTTATAAGTTCTGTGATTTTTATGTGTGGGTTCTCAGATTTTTCCCGTCCCTGTGGGGTTGACAACTGCGGTCTTGTGTGCTAACTTGCTAAGTCCACAAGTCCTAGAAGGTTACTGGGAGGTTTATCAGAAGGTTACTGTGAGGTTACTAGAAGATTTAATTCTCAATAATAAAGACTTATTGAGAATAAAAAAAGTCTTTATTTATATTTAATTTTATATTAATCTACTGCATTGTATGCAATCAAAAAAGAGAAGCATTCTATAAATAAAGTCAAGCATACAATCATAACATGGCAATAGGAACAATATATCTCATCATCAATAAGGTCAATGGACACAAATACGTCGGACAGACAACTCAAACCGTGAATAACAGATGGAAACAACATATTGATGAATCTAGACGCATGAGTCCATATCCATTACATCGTGCTATGAGAAAGCACGGAAATCACAACTTTATGATAAGAGAAATAGAAGAATGTGATGTGAATAAGTTAGATGAAAGAGAACAATATTTTATTAAAGAATATAATACCTTTGAAAGTGCAGAAGGATATAATGCTACATCAGGTGGTAATAGACCTATCCTTAGTCAAGAAACAAAAGATAAACTATCAGATATAAAATCAAAACAAATTAATACTGAAGAACATAACGATAATATTAGTTCTTCTATGAAAGAATCACTATCTAATAATAAATGGGGATTTCATTTAGAAGAAAATCGTGGTAATGGTAAACATTTTAGAGCACAACTTATGAGTGTTAATATAGAAACAGGAGAAGAAAGAATATGGAAGAGTGCAAGTGAAGCTGCAATAGAATTGACTAATAATAGAAAAAAATGTGGTAATATTATTCGTGCGGCAGATAATGGATATAAAGCATACGGTTACTTATGGAAGAGATTAGAACCATCCAAACGTCATACACGTGTATATGGTATCCATAAAATCAACTGGTTAAGAACACCCACGTATAAAAGTATTAGTGAAGCAGTTCGTATTCATGGTGGAGATAGAAGTGATAGTGGTTTAAGAAAATCATTAAACAATCCCCGTAAGTATAGTTGGAAAGGTTTTTATTGGTATAAGGAATAAGTACCACTATCGATGTTCTTAAGTATCTTCTTCATTTCTTCGATTCTTGACATATTCAAGATCTTTCCAATACTGTGATTGACAAACTACAAGTATATGAGTCTTCTTATGTTTGGATACTAATTCATCTGGTTTATCTTTTGTTCCAACTTCAATCGTAATATACTGCGGACACTTGAAATACACCCATCCTTCATCAATAAAGTGTTTCTGTTTCCATACAACATAATCATCTATTTCTGGTACATACATTGTTCTAATGGTGTGAGTTTGAGTTGCATTGCACTATAAGGAGTTGTATC